TTAGTGGCCGACGTTCCCGGTGTTCCCTATACCTTATCGGTTAGTACGGACATTGTGAACCCAGATCAAGCGGTGGTAACGGTGACTCAAGTTGAACCCAATACAGATTATGTTGTGACGATCAACGGAGTTCCTTTTACTTATAGAAGTGCTAATGAAGTTCAATCCAATGAAGAAATTGCAGCTGGTTTAGTTACCATCATTGCTGCACAAACTCAAGTTCCAGTCGGGGTTTCGGATAATTTGGATGGAAGTTTTGAATTATTTGCTCAAGTTCAAGGCACTGGATTTATTCTTTCAGTCTCCGAAGGAATTCTAAGTAAAGAATTTGGATTGGTTATTCAGCCTTTTGTAGCTTCTGATCCTGTAGTTGACGATTTGACTGCTATCCAAGCTGTAGACGACACCTGGTATGCTTTAGCTATGACAGATAGAACTTCTGCTACCGTTCTAGCTGTAGCTGCTTGGACAGAAGCCGTGATTAAGATTTTCGGAACAGCTTCGGCGGATCCTAATATCATCAATCAAGCTATGGGAGTTGATACAACTTCGGTAGCTGCTAAATGCAATCAATTTGGCTATGTAAGAACGTTTGTTCTCTACCATCAAGATGCAAACAGCGATTTCCCCGAATGCGCTTGGTTTGGCGGTGTTCTTCCTTTAGAGCCTGGTTCAGAAACTTGGAAATTCAAACGATTGAATTCAATCGCCTATTCTAATTTAACAAGCACCCAATCCCAAAATGCTAGAAATAAAAAAGCCAATACTTATGAGTTTATCGGAGGAGTTGGAATCACACGAGAAGGAACCATGGCCCAAGGGGAATTCATCGATATCGTGCGAGGAATTGACTGGCTAACTTCAAGGATCCAAGAATTCGTCTACTCAGTTTTGGTTAACAATCCTAAAGTTCCCTACACGGACGCAGGGATCACAGCGATAGAAGCCCAAGTGAAAAGGGCTTTACAACTAGGAATCAGCAATAATTTTATTGCCAGTGACCCGGCTCCGATTGTGACAGTTCCAAAAGCTGCAGACGTTCCTACAATCGATAAGACTAATCGAATTTTGAAAAACGTGAAATTTCAGGCGACTTTGGCTGGAGCTATCCATGCTGTGAATATCACTGGAACAGTCACCGTTTAAATACTTAGGAGATAATTATGTCAGTAAGAACCTATGACCCTAAGCAGGTCATCATTACAGTAGGTGGGATTCCTATGAGCGGCTTCGCTGATGGAACTTTCTTAACAGTTGATAGAGATGACGATCAATGGACGAAAGTTACAGGGGCAGACGGTACAAGCACACGTATTAAAAGCAACAATCGTTCCGGAAGCATGACGATAACCTTAAAACAATCAAGCCCTAGCAATGATGTCCTTTCAGGATTTGCTAATGTTGATGAGTTAACCAATGCAGGCGTAGTGCCTATCTTGATCAAAGACTTGAGCGGAAATTCTCTTTATTTCAGTGCTACTGGTTGGGTGAAGAAATATCCATCTTCTGAATTTGGTAAAGATTTAGCTAATCGCGATTGGGTTCTTGATCTAGTTGATCTGGATGTCTTTGTCGGCAGCAATGGAGTAAACGTCTAATGATTGAAACACGAGAAAAACACATCAATGGATCAGTTTATAGCTGTACTCAGTTACCAGCCAGAAGAGCTTTGAGGATGAAAGCAAAACTTCTGCGAATATTTGGACCCGCTTTGGCCCAATTATTCCTTCCGGGAGGCAAAGATCAAAGCATGGCCGGACTTCCTTTTTCAAAAGGAGAAGCCGTCAAAGCTATTGAATCCTTAATGTCTCAATTGGATGACAAAACATTTGAAAGTTTAGTCCTTGAGCTATGCCAAGGAGTCAGAAAAGAGGGAATGGAATTAACCGATTCTGTAATAGATGTTGAATTTGCAGGAGATCTACCCACTTTGATGCAGGTTTTGGCTTTCGTCGTGGATTGCAATTTCGGTTCTTTTTTTGGGGAGAGCGGTATTGGAGGCCTATTCAAGGAAGCAACACCGATGCCGCAGAATCGTCAGCCAGATACGAGAAAAACCTCCATACGGAATTAAAAGATGAATTCCTTCTCTGGCGATTAGTATTGGAAGGAATAGCTTCTTTAGAGGAAATCGAGCGCACATGGAATCTAGATGATCTGTTGAGGGCAAATGCTTTGCTGGATATGCGACTCGACCTGATGGAAGAATCTAAAAGGAAAAGGTCGAAGAAATGACAGTCGTTAGAGAATTAGTCACTAGATTAGGTTTTCAAGTCGATCAAAGAGGCGTTGAGCAATTTAATCGCACAATCATCGGTTTTAAAACAAAATTTGCCATTGCAGCAACAGCTGCAACTGCATTTGTTGCAAAAACCCTAGACTTTTTCAATGACATTGCAAACGCTACATTAGATGCCAATGATCTTGCGAAGAGCATAGGCATTTCATTCGAAGAATTTATTAAGCTAAGAAGAGCTGCCGAAGAGTTTAGAATTGATCCAAGTAATTTTGATGCTGCCCTTTCAAGTTTGAATAAAATGCTTCAAGATGCTCAATGGGGAATGGGGCAGCTTCAAGAAATCGCTTATTACACAGGGATAGAAATTAGAGATAATTTCACTGGTGAATTGAAGAATGCTAATCAATTATTTATCGACATCCTCAAGCATATCAATACTCTTAGCAATGATCGAGATAAATTAAAGGTTGCTGTCGCTTTCTTCGGTGAAAAAGACGCCCAGAAATATATAGATTTTGCCAAGGCAGCAGGCGATAGCATTGGATTGCTGACAGAAAAACATACCGAATATGCTAAGGCCTTGAAAGATGGAATCCCAAGTCTAAGCCAATATTCTCGAAATCTAGCGGTTTTTAAAAATCAGCTAACACAACTGACAGAAGTTTTCGTAGTTAAGCTCTTGCCTGCCATCACTGAGGCTCTTGGAATATTCACCCAAATTTTAAATGGAGATGCTTTTAAAGGCTTTGGAGTGATTGCAGATGTCTTTTCCACAGAAGGAATTAAGGGGGGATTTTCATTTATTGCGGATGCGATCAATGAGCAAGTCGCCAAATTATTCGGTGGTGAAACTCTTAACATGGTTAAAAGGAAAGCAGCTGAAGAAGATGCCTTCTTTTTCAATGCCTTAATAGAGCAGCAAAAACTAGGAAAACTACCTGCTAATTTTAATATCAATACCAAAGTCGATATGCAAATTCCACCTGGCACAACTGAACAACAACAAACTGCGATTAAGCAATCTTTTGATGAAGCCTTTGACAATGCCTTCATAGATAAGATTCGAGAAATTTATAACAACAATCCGCAGGTGGAATAATGGTATTATCTCTACTCTTTGGAAAGAAATATCCAAGCCCCAAAGTTGGATCGATTGATCTTGATGTTACCATTCGTGAAGAGCATCGGTTTGCTTCGCGTGTAACGAATTACCCGATTGAAGATGGTACAATCCTATCGGATCACATTATCAACGAACCAGACATATTGGTATTGGTTGGGCTTGTTACAGATACCCCCTTAAGTGTTTTCGCTCCTTTCAACCGTTCAATTGATGCGTTTAACCGCCTGATTGCCCTTCATCAATCAAGGCAACCAGTGACAGTGGTCACAGGATTGAAAGTTTATCAAAACATGGCCATCACAGTTTTAGATGTCCCAAGAGACATGAAAACAGGGCAATCCTTAACGTTTACCATCGAACTACAAAGGCTTGTCATAGATACCAGCGTTAGATTGCAGCTCGATCAAGGAAACGTATTTGGAGGAGTACAGAATAAGATACCCAGAGACATTGTGGCTTCAAATGCTAATTATCCCCTCATTCAAAACGATCCTATTAACAGCTTAAAAGATCAGGCGTCGAGTGGAATTAATGTTGGAGTCCAGTCCTTAATTCCTGTTCAACCGACTATTCTTCCCAATGTTTTGGCTAGCAAGAATCTAATTCTAGGGGTGGCATAATGCAGATCATACCTTTTAAAGAACCAGCCCAATGGCAAGAACAGATCGAATTGGACAGCCAAACCTTTGTTTTATCCTTCAGATGGAACGCCATGAATGAATATTGGGTTATGGACATTTTAACTCGTGATTTAGTGCCTATCATTCTAGGGATAAAAGTAGTGTCTAACTACGATTTGACCGCTCAATTTGTCAATGATGGGAAGCCACGGGGGGAAATTGTTTGTCAAAATATCATTGGAGGAGAAGGAAAAATTCAACGGTTAGACATGGGCGAAGTGACTGAACTCATCTATTACACTCTTGGGGAGTTCGTTTAAATGGCAAGATTTGATCGAATGGCATCTGTAGAAGTCGGGCTTAGAAATGATACTTTCAATGGTTATATTGGAACGATCAAACTCTCAGCTTTACGTATTTCTTTCTCGATACAAAAGAATTTAGCCTGGTCAACCAATACCGCTTCTGTCAAAATTTGGAATCTCAGCCAAGAAAATAGAAACAGGATTAAGGATTATGGAGACCAAGTTATATTGTCCGCAGGATATAGGCAAGATGCAGGTGAGCAACTCCTTTTCATTGGTAACACCACTCAAGTCAGCCATGCCTACGATCAGCCAGAAATCGTCACTACCCTTGATTGTGGAGATGGAGAAAGAGTTCTTAATCAGAAGTCTATTACCGTTAGCTTCAAGGAAAAGGTCCCAGTGCGTCAGGTTGTCCAGACAATCGCCGATCAACTTGGGCTATCTATTTCTGAGTTTACTGCTACTGACAACGTTGTTTATGAGCAAGGATTTGAATATGCTGGAATGGGTAAAAATGCCCTAGACAAAGCAGTTTTAAGACTTGGTTTAAGATGGAGCGTCCAAAATGGAAAGCTTCAAATCATTCCTCAATATGGTACCACCTCAAAGCCTGCGATAGAAATTAATGCCGATACGGGCATGATTGGCATTCCTCAACGTTATACAGATAAAAGAGCGGCTGTTTATTTGGATGGCCCTCGCACTGGTTACATTGTTCAAACTACCCTTCGACCAGATATTCTCCCAGGCGATAGACTCAATATTAAATCAGAACGCATCGGACTTAATGGCCCTTACGCTGTTTTTTCTATTAAACACGAAGGTGATCTATTTGGTCCAAATTGGCGATCAATAATGGAAGTGATTTTAGTATGAAGGCAGAACGTTTAGAAGATTTAGGAAGAATAAGAGAAAAACTCGACCAGTTACTAAATATTGAATTTTGTGGCTGGGGCGATCAATATAAAAGGGATCAGTTTGTAAATCATTATTTAAATAACGATGATGGCTTAGAAGAATTAGGTTGGGCTTTATCAAAAGTCCGCGATGGACTCCTTGATTGTTTAACAATAGCACAGGGTGATGAAGAATGACAACGATCACTGATGCTTTAAGACAAGCAATTCAATTTCAGCTTTATGATGTCCATACCGCTTTGCCTGGCGTCATTGTTTCTTATGACTATACGAAGCAAAAAGCTGAAGTCCAACCGGCATTGAAAAAGAGTTATTTAGATGGGACTACATTGGATTTGCCTATTTTAAGTAATGTCCCAGTAATTTTTCCAAAAGCAGGCGGTGCTAGTTTGACTTTTCCAGTTGTTCAAGGTGACACCTGCTTGCTTTTGTTTATTGAAAGGAGTACAGATCTTTGGAAATCAGTAGGAGGCAATGTAGCACCCAACGATCCAAGGAAATTCGACCTATCCGATGCTATTGCAATCATGGGGCTTTTTCCTTTTACAGAAAATTCTTTAGCTGAGAACAACTCGGACGTGCTTTTAACTTATAAAAGCTCTAATATAAGAATCAAAGAAAGTGGTGACATTCAAATTGAAACTGCTGGTAAAGTAGCGATCGGGAACACCTCTACAGAGGTTCTCGATATTGTCAGTAAAATACTAGGAATTTTGACAACCTCGGTGACAACCGCAGTTGGAAACCCAATATTCCAAGGCACAGTGCCGACATACGCCACATTGAAAGCATCTATAGATGCTCTTAAGGGTACAATCCCTTAAAAATTACTCAAGTATCCAATAGCCTTAATTAACTCAAATACCCATCTGTAAACGTATTAGGAAACGTTTTTGAGTTAACGAGGCTTCATGAAAGATATAGCGCTAGACACAACAACTGGCGATTTACTCTTACAAGATTTTGACTTGCAATTCGTTGAGGATCAAGACCAGATCGCTCAAAATCTAGCCATTCGCTTGCGCTTTATTTTGGGAGAATGGTTCTTAGATATCACTGCAGGCGTTTCCTATTATCAAGATTTTTTCATCAAATCCCCCAATCAAATTCGAATGGAAAGTGTTCTCAAACAAGAGATTCTTTCTACTCGAGGCGTAAACCAAATTCTCAGTTTCTCAAGTAATTTTGACGATACACGGCGTATTTATTCCGTGACTTTCTCTGTGGACACTGTCCAAGGGCAAATCACGATAACGCAGGAATTACTAACATGACATTTGGTTTAACCGCTCAGGGATTTAAAGCTAAACGATTAGTCGATATTCAAACTGATTTAGAAAATCAGCTGCTCGCAGAATTTGGCGATATCAACTTAGATCCGCAATCTATATTTGGCCAGCAAATCGGAGTATTTTCAAAGGTTTTAGCCGATCTGTGGGAAAATATGGAAGATGTTTACTTCAGCCAATATCCCAACTCAGCTGAGGGAATTAGCTTAGATAACGTCGTTCAATTTAATGGCATTACACGCCTAGCAGCTCAACAAACGAGAGTAACTGGCGTATGTGTTGGATTAGAAGGAACACTGATAAATCAAGGCGCACTTGCTAGAATTCCCGATACTGGAGCCGTGTTCTTTGCTAGAGAAAACACAATTATCACTCGAACTCAAGCAGCGGCAGCGACTCTTCAAGTGATTGCACTGGCAGCTCAACCTTATACCGCATTAATCAATAATCAAGCCTTTAGCTATTCATTACCAGTTATCACTTTCACAGGAAGCTTCGTTGCTTCTAACTCTATCGTAGTTACTTTGAATGGCGTGGCCTTAGGCGCAGTCCCTTTCACTACAAATAGCGCACTCACAAACGCAGCCATTGCCGCAATGATTGCCACCTCTCCAGCGGTTTTCTCTGTAGGAACTCCAGCTGGTAATATAATAACTATTATTCCAAATGCTGGATTCAATGTCATAATTAATTCAATTGTGATTACAGGCGGAGTAAGTCAGCCAACTTATGCCATAACCTATCAGATTCCTGGATCAAACAATTTATTAACGGCAGCTTTGACCTCCGTCATTAATGCAGGCACTCAACCTGTGACGGCCATAGATAATATGGACGGAACCATTACCGTAAATGCCGATGATACAGATGTCCCTTTTTCCATTGCTGTTGGAACAAATTTAAATATCACAGCACAAGCTACCCCTGTTGTTTTCTTATCTCAGGATTTTGGTCCAATTGTCGCCCCTATTAATACTTTGACCGAAATCCTAACTCCTATTTCTGGTTGGATATCAATAAATAATCCAAAAGCTGGATTAACAGGCCGTCTTATCGAAACAGACGCAGAATTAAGAATTCGTCGAAATAATTCCTTACGATTATTAGGTGCTGGAACCGTCGAATCAATTAGAGCTAGATTGCTTCAGCAAGTTCCCGGAGTCACTTCTGCTTTCGTTTTCGAGAATAGAGATTTGACTCAAGAACCTATTTTGATCGTATTAAACCAAGATTTAGTCTCAGGCAACACAATCGTAGTTGTCCTCAATGGAACGACCTTACCAACCGTCACCTTTGCTGTTTCTCATTTAGCCACAATGAACGTGATTGCAGCCTTAATTCAAAATCAACCTGAAGTTGTAACGGCAACCGTTGGTGGAACTGCCAATAGAACGATCACGATGAACATGGCTAGCGCTATCGAAGTGATTATGATTCCTAATGACTTTACCGTTAGTGGAGGGGCTTCACAAGCAACGGCGGTTATTAAAGGGGGAAGATTTCCAAAAAGTTTTGAAGCTGTCGTACAAGGAGGCACTGATGCTGACGTCGCAAATAAAATCTGGACCACGAAACCAGCAGGTATCCAAACGTTCGGAAATACTGCGTTTACCATCACCGACTCACAAGGTGAATTCCAAGTCATCAATTTTAGCCGCCCCACCCCCATCTACATTTGGGTTACGGTTGCCTTAACTCTATATGCGGAAGAAGTGTTTCCGCCTAATGGCCAGGATTTAGTGGCGGCTGCCATTAATACATAT